TGTTCATCAGCATCGGGAAGAATAGCATCCTTTGCTTTACCAAAGAACCCCTTTTTCTTCTCTACTACTTCTTCTACCTTATCATCTAAAATTTCTTCAGACATATATCTTTAACAACTGGCCCTATTTATACACTTGTTGGTTGTTTTTTCTTACCAATGTTATATTTGGATTCAAGAGACCATTCACTCTTCTCTTTATAGGCAATAACTTTTATTTGACTAAGCGGAGCTGCATCTGTAATAGCAGATTCTTTCACAACATTTACTAACCCCCAATCGGATAGTAGTCGTATAATTCTATTTCTTCTTTGTAGATCATTGTCAGAAAAGTTTGCTTTCTTACCATCTAGAGCAAACAGTTCTTTAAAATGTACTATGTAATACTGTCCCTTCTTATGAAGGATATGACAAGATTGATATAACTTTCTTTCTTTTCTTGAGGCAACACCAATCCTAGTTAAGGTCTCTCTCACTTTAAGAAAATCGTCAGGTTCTTTTAATTGAACCTCCACCATATCATCCTTAGTCCATTGTACTTCATTCATCTCGTACCTCCTTTGTTCAGTTTATCTTTAATGTAGTTAAGTTGGTCTGGAGACAAGATCCTTAAGGCTTGAATTGCTTTTTCATTACTATAGCCATAGTATTTTTTCACAAGGTCAAGATCTTTCACCTTCTCTTTTTTGCCCCAAGGAGAGAATCTTCTCTTGGGTCTCACTGTATTTAGATAAAAGGAATATTGTAATTTCTTATCCAAGTTAGGATAACGATTCATCTCATTAGCAAATGCTAGTGTGTCCATATGGTGTGACAAGCATTTGTTAATGACATAAGGAGAGTAGTTCTTTTCCCAACCAGGATCATCTTGCATAAGATCTTCCTTGTTGAAATTAATGCTGTTCAGATAATCCTTAAGAGGATAACGATCATCATATGCCATAGTTAGTTAGAACTAGTTCTTTACGTTCTTGTTGGTTCTTCATATAATCACCAACAGATCTCATAGTATATGTGTGATCGAATTCATTTGGAGTCCAATGAGTAAAACGATCTTTTATTAACTGAGAAGAATTATATGATATCATCATATGACTTGTATGTCCATCACATTCTTGAGCAAAAGCATCGTGATCAAAGTACTTATGAAGACCTCCTCTCTTACCATATAAGTTATCACCTATTTCATAAGGAGGATCAAGATAAGTGAATACATCTTTATCATCACCAGACATTCTTTCATAAGTTAGATTAGATATAACCCAATCCTGTATTATCTCAGAATACTCTGGTAACTTTTCTATGCCTCGTAAACTAAAGTTGCTGTCTGAGGCTTGTTTTGAGAAGGAACTCGATTCGGTAAGACCACTGAAAGAACACTTATTAACAATATAAAAACTAACAGCACGGGTAACGAGACTGGCTCTGGCATCGTTAACCAATTCTTTACTTTCCAAAAAAAGTTCACGTGCTCTATCTGGGGTGGGGTATGAGGTTTTAAAGGTTCTGAGCCTGGTCGTAATTTCATTTGATTCATCCTGTAGTTGTTGCCAAAAATTCACTAGAGGTTCATATAGATCATTGACCCATATCTCTAGGTGAGGATATGTCTGTGTCATATAGAGAGCAACAGAACCACCTCCAAGAAAAGGTTCTCTATACTCTTTGTACTTACTCATATCAGGTAAGAACTGTGCCATCTTCTTCATAGCACGTGACTTACCACCTGGATAACGAAGAGGAGTTTTCAAAGATGTCATTTTTTAGTAGTGTTGCTTCGTGTTCTGTTTATTATACTAATAAATTTATCACCTGCAAATGTTCCCCCAAGACACACATCAATCTCATCACCATCTATCCAATTTAGATCACCATTCATTTTGGTGTGAGTCATTGCAATTTGAATTTTGTCAATGACCTCTTGAGTCAATCTCATTAGTAAAACCTCTGCTGATTACCAAGTCCTCTTTCTACTTCAATAACGATAGCATCCATTATACGATTGAATGACCTTGACATCTGACGATATCCCGAACCAACATACATCTGTCCAGCAAATACTGATACAGTTGCAAGACCCCAGAAGATATAATAGAATCTGGACTTGACTTGATTTTTTTGTTTTTCTTTAGTAATCATGATAAATGTTCTGTTATGTTAGACTGACTTTTTCTAAACCTACAATTTACTATAGGTGTTTCATATCTCAGATTAGTTATATGGTTGTTAGTCGCATCATCATCTATATGATCAACCAAAGCAGTATCCCTAATCCATTGTTTATATGGTTCTGGAATACGTTTTTGTCCTACCATATCAGCAGTGATAACTTGATCCCACTCTGGAGCTAACCTCTCTGGTGGATAAAGATCTATAGGTTCTAGAGATTCTTTAATCAATCTATGAACAGGTGTCATAACAAGAGTCTTAGTGGTATAAGTATAACCACCATTAACATCTGATAGAAAGTCTCTACTAGGTAACCTTATGTTAATTGACATCCTAGTTCCCCTAGTGTCATTTTCAAACTGTAGTTTTTGTGGAACCCATCTACTCCTTTTAGCATCATAGACACCACCTTCAGCAACTGCATAGAATTCTGGTATTGCTTTCCCAAACTTAGTAAGAGGAACAAAATTACTCTTATCACCAAACACATCTGTTGTTGTAATAACAGAGTCTACATTAAATCCTCCACCTGTTATTATTTGTGGTGGGGTAGTAAAACACTTCCTAGTCTCACCAGATTCTTTTATCTTCTTTTCCCTAAGTTCTCTTTGATATTGAGGTGCTATTTCACCTCTCGAATTTACAATTCTGCTCATTTGAATTCACACTCCAACATTATTTGTGTAAGACAAGCTAAGAGATTAATCTCTTGGTCTACCACAAAGGCAGACTTGTATTGATACTCTGCAATAATAAGTACAGCAGCAGCAACACTTGGTCCTTCCATAATAGTAGAAAGACTGTCATATAGTTTCCTCATTATAGCAGTGGGATCACTATCTAAATTCTGAGTAACCCACTTCTTAACATCATTAAACTTCTTATGCTTTAGATACTCTGTAAGAGAATCTATCTTAGCATCACCTAACGCTGCGAGGATTCCAGTATCGATAGAACCTGTTGAACTATATCTTTGGAGTTCATTGATTGTTCTTCTGAAATCTGGGAAGTACTTTTGGACAACTGTGGCAACCACTTTGTCATTGAACCGTATTTCCTCTCTGGTAAGGATGTCTCTGCATCGCTCGAAGAACAATGCTGCAAGATTTTGTTTAGTTTTTCCACGGACATTGAAATCAATTACTGTTGTTCTACTATGTAATGGTTCTATTATTTTATTCTTAAAGTTACACGTGAATATGAACCTACAGTTCTTCTGGAACTCTTCAATCGAGGCCCGTAAGAGGAGTTGTACGTCGGGTGTCGTATTGTCTGCCTCATCGATAATGAGAACTTTGTGACGACTTGTAGAAGTAAGAGAAACAGTACTAGCAAAGGTCTTTGCCTGATTGCGTACAGTGTCCAAGAATCTACCTTCATCAGACCCATTAATGACATAGAAGTCAGCCCCCAATTGGTTGCATAATGCTTTCGCAATAGTAGTTTTACCAACTCCAGCAGTCCCTGACAAGAGAAGATTTGGTATCTCACCTTGCTCAATGAAACTATTAAAGGTGGTCTTCACATCTGTAGGAAGTATACAGTCCTCAACTTTCTGAGGTCTATACTTCTCTACCCATAAAAAATCATTCATGTATTTAAAACCCAAATTAATCTAAGAACCATAAATGTGACTAAAATATAGTATAGCCACATCACCCACATACCACCCTTATTATAGGTGGAACCTCTTTTGTAATCTGAGACTGGTGGAATATTTCTTTTCCACACATCACTTGACATATACTCGGTTGGATGTATCTGTCTAGACATTAGGTTCCAAAGCGATGAAGTATTTGATACCCTCACCTTGAAAGAGAGCAACGTTAGACTTACTTAGTGTAACATTATAGTCACCAAGAAGCAACTTCAAATTCTCAACCTTAAAACAATAACAAAACTCATCATCTGACTTACCAACTTCAATTGAATATGTGTTAGAAGTATCGTTCTTCTTATCTGTAAGACACAAATTCATCTTCTCACCATCACCAAACAAACATAGATCTGGTAACTGATACACACTAGCAGCACGTTGTAACTGTTGTAATGCAGTTGACTCTAACCTAAATTTAACATCCTCAGAAGGAAGGTTAATTTCTTTCTCAGGTGGTTGAGTAATGATGTCAGGGTCAGCATAAAAGAACTTGGTCTTAGACCTACCCTTAGTGTCACTTACAGTAACATAATTATCTCTTGAGGTATCAATAGATGGTTGCTCAAATAGAGATAGACCACCAAGAAATACACCAAGGTCATAGATTGATAGTTGTGAATCAAATGATTCTTCAACATCAGCATACACAAGAATGTTCTTGTTGATGCTTAGTGTACTCAACTTATTACCAGGATTGATAACAAGTGATTTATTGATAGAACAAAAGTTCTTTAGAATTTCAAGAGTTGGTTTGGATAATACAGTCATTTACTTGTCATAATCAACGGAAAAAGCGGTGGACGTAGACTGGAGAGCATTTGCTGCAGCAGTCTTGTCGTTAAAGTGTAGAAGAAGTACAGCATAGTGGATAATCTTAATGATGTCCTTACGTGCTGTACCCTTTCTATCATACCTTGAGGCATATTTCAATATGTTAGACCTACAGAATGCCTCTGCGTCACCTACTGAATCAATCAAGTCCAATGTCTGAACATTGTTTGAGGAGTAGTGACCCCTGTAAGTCCCACTAATATAATCTGAGACCTCTTTGAGAATCTCATTTTCATTGTACTTCATAAACCTTTTCTAGACTTGTTCTGAATAATAATCCGATCATTTTCATGGTCGGGTATAAATTCTAACACATCATCATGTGGCCACATCATTTCTTCATACAAAGCGTTGAGGCGATCCATGTCCTCCCAGAGGTCGTTTACATATCGGGGGTCGTTATCCCCCCAATGATGCTCCTCTGGTTCTAAGTCTCCGTGCATTAAAATTCTCCTTCGGGGGTTTCGGTTTCTTCACCAGCATCCACTTTAGTATACAAATCTAAGAATGATTGTTTAGTATCATCATCAAATCTGTTAACACAATTGGTGATAGCTACTAGGCGGTCACCAAAGATGGAGTATGCTTGTGCAATGTGTACTAGACGACGTGTTGTGATAACTTCATCCACTCCTCCATCGAAGAATGTTTTACGTATCACTCCTGCCCATTTTACCAGATTTTCAGCAAATGTCAATTCACATCCAACATTAAGTAGAATTTTCTGTTCAATAACTGGTGAAGGATAGTCTTGCTCAAAGGTTACAGGAAATCTTTCAAGGAAAGCTTCATTAAGAACATTAGTTCCTACGAAACGTCCATCATCAGAACCCTTACCTTTTGTATTAGCAGTGGCAATGACTGTGAATCCAGCAGCAGGTTTAACATACCTTCCAGTCTTCTTAAGGAATACACCTTTACCTTCTAGTACTGATTGCAAACATAGAATCTTATTAGATGCTAAGTCAATCTCATCTAGAAGGAGTACAGCTCCCCTCTCCAAAGCCTCGACCACTGGTCCGTTATGAAAAACAGTATCACCATTGACAAGACGGAAGCCACCAATAAGATCATCTTCGTCGGTTTCAATTGTTATATTAACACGTATCAATTCTCTATTTAGAGCAGCACAAGTCTGTTCTACTCCCAATGTCTTACCATTACCACTAAGACCAGTAATAAACACAGGGTAAAACTGTCTAGAACTAACAACCTTCTTAAGAGCTTTGGAATTCCCAAAGGGTACATAGCTC